GCGAACTGACGGGGGAGACGAGCGCCACGGTGACGAGCGCAACGGGCATTGCAAATGCGAGCGGGCCGAAGGTGATGGCGGTTGATTTCTATAACAACTCAATTAATCCAAACACCTCGCAAACCCTATCATCTGCCGCCTCTGACAAAAATCATATTGGAGGTGTGATCGAGCAGAAAGAAACCTACTGCCTTCAAGGAGGTGGAGAGACTTCGCAGAGTTCGCAAGGTAGCGGAGTAAATAAGGATGTAGCTTTTACCCTTAATGGATTAGACAAGCATGGGGTCGTCTCATGGAACGGAGACACAACCCCCAAGGCTTCCGAGGATGTATCGGTAACTCTGCGTAGCCAGCAAGGCGGGGAAGGCGTGGGGGTGGCATTTACCGCATCCGACCGATCAAACAAGGCGGCATGGGAGGGTGATATTAGTGGGACGATAAATTGTCAGATGAACTCGGAGTCGAGCAATCTGCAAATGGGAGTCCGAGAAAACCTAACAGTCCGCCGACTCACTCCAATCGAATGCGAACGCCTACAGGGATTCCCCGATAATTGGACATCGGAAAAGATGGAACTGACCCTTGAAGGGAACGAGTGGAAGGCGACCGGCAAGGTGGTCAAACAGGCGGATGGTCCACGCTACAAGGCAATGGGAAATGCGGTCACCGTCAATGTGGCTGAGTGGATAGGGAAACAAATAGGAAAGGTACTAAGCTAATGGGATGGGAAGGATATGATTTACCGCACTACTGCAAATACTGCCGCGATTTTTACGACAAGGAAGAAAGTCATGAACATGAGGATTGTGATAATAATACTGATAACGCTGATGACGGGTTGCGCGAAGAATCCGCATCCCGATCATCTGAAGGGAATTAGTTGCCCGAAGAAGAATCATGGACCATGTCCCTTCGGATGTAATGGATGATGGAGTCGTTAAGATGACGGATCGAGCTTGGCGGAAATTCTGGTCTTCGCGTGGTTTCGACGCGCCTCCACCGGTATCGAATCATCATATAGGTAGTTTTCATCTGCCTAAATTCATACCTGGTTTAGCGGAGCAGAAACAGGATTGGGGCTACAACTTTACGTATGGACGCAAAAAGACAAGTAATCCACGAGATTAAGGCATTATTCCATCGTTGGACTCAGGAATCCGATCTTGAGGATAAGGAGTTACTTAGGTGTGTGGGAGATGCGATAGACGAGTATTTCGACGAGGAAGTAATTGAGTTCGATAGTGAGATTGATCTGGAGGATGACGAATGAACATATATGAGCCTACGGGCAAAAAGATAGAGAACTGGCCACAAATGGTAGGTCGTTTATCGGAAGAGAATTTGGAGTTGAAGCGAAAGATTGAAAAACAGGAACGCGAGATAGCTGAGTTGAAGAGGAGATGTTGTGATTTATTCAGCGAAGTCATTGAAGCGAAGGCGAGCAATGGAGCATGAAAGTACCACCGGGTTGGAATCCGATTTTCTGGAAAAAGTATGGGCGAGCAATACCACTATCCGTACAAAAATTACCACGGTGCGACTTGAAAAAACTGGGGCCTCCACCATTGAAATTAGACCAAGAGACATTGGAACGGATAAGGAGGGATGGAGCGTTGGCGAATCGCAAATCCCGGTCCAAACGCTCAAGGAAGCGATCATCGTAGGAATGGAGATCCAAGCTAGGCAATGATCCTAACGCTTCAACCCGATGAAGTACAAATCTGCCAAATGGTTGGACGGATGCGTAGTCTCATTGCCCGTGGTAACGGGGTGCGTGATGCGAAGATGGGCAACCAGGACGGAAGCGAAGCGGACGTTATGGGAATGATGGCGGAGTATGGATTTGCGAAACAGATGAACGTATTCCCCGATTTGGGACTTACGCCCAGAAGTGGTTCTGCGGATGGGGTTATGCCGAGTGGTAAGCGTTATGACGTCAAAGCGTCAAAGCATAAAAGCGCTAGATTGCTCAGTACGCTCAAAGTAAACCCCGATGTGGACGTATACGTTCTTTGCGTGGTCGATGGATCGACCCTCGATTATAAGGGATGGGCGACCAAAGAGGAACTTATCAAGGAAGAGAATAAGAAGGATTTGGGGCATGGCGTGGGCTATGCGTTGGAACAGGAGAAGTTAAGAAAGTTTAATACCTAAGATAATGCCCCAACAAAATTTAACCACAAGAGAGGCAAGGTATTTGTACCTTCAGTTGCATGGATTACGTGAAAGTAGAAAGTTACAAAACAAAACCGAAAAGGGTGTAAGCAAGTTGCACAGTGACATTTATTTATCTGGGTTAAATAAGCTAGTGACATTACTGGAAGACTGGCATGAACCCGGCTCATCAAGGTATCTTCTCTTAAAAGTAGAAAAAAGTTACCCAAAGGACTATTATTAAATGCCTAAGATAACTTACGCCGACGAAGTTGACGCACACTTTGGTATCCCGTGGACGAATGATTTGATCTACCGCAAGGGCGAGCTTGCTTGTGCGTTATCGGAGGAAGAGATTGATGATTTACCACCGGAACGAGCAGAGGCTTTGAGTCGTCTAATCATAGACCAACCTGGTAGCGAGAAGGAAGATCCGATCCAATGGGGTTGGACGCTACCAGGTTGGAGACGTGTGATGAAGAACTGGAAAAACACAAAGATCCATATTTGTCTCGGCGGCAATAGAAGTTCAAAAACAACTCTAGCTTCCCGCTTATTGGTACACATGGCACAGACTATACCGGAAGCGGAGATTCGTTCGCTTCACGTATCAGAAGAGAGATCAATTTCAGACTCGCAAAGGTATATATGGGAAGCGCTTCCCGCTCGATATAAACGAGCAAAGAAGAAGAGTGAGAATCATTCTTTGCAATATACGCAGAAGAATGGATTTAATTCAGCCAAAGCAATCTTGCCACCCAGCGTAAAAGGCGCGGAACGCGGAAGTACCATAAGCTTTAATAACTATAGGCAGTATATGGCCGACCCACAGATATTCGAGGGTTGGAGCGCGCACGTCATTCACATGGATGAAGAATGTCCACAAAATATATTTGAGACGCTAGTGGGCGGAAGAACGGTGGATTACCACGGACGAGTAATTTTGACTTTCACCACTCTTCAAGGATGGACTCCATTGATTAATAGTTTATTGAAAGGCGCGGAAACCGTGGAATCGCAATACAGCGAATTAATGGGACGCGAATTACCCATCGAACAAATATCGCATGGTTGGCCGGATTGTCGCATTTATTATTTCTGGTCGGAGATGAGTCCATTCGTGGACTACAAGGAATTGATCCGAACCTATAGCAAACAACCACAAGAAGTAAAACTCGCTCGCCTATACGGCATCCCTAGCAAGGCGATGGAGGGGAGATTCCCTAAGTTCAACAGAGAGACCAACGTCATCCCCCATGAACGAATCCCCTTCATCGCCGACCCTGGACTCAAGGCTACCCGCTACTTCGTATGCGATCCCGGCGGTAGTAAACCTTGGGTTGCAATCTGGGCAGGCGTTATGTTTGACGGAACTGTTTACATAACGCGCGAGTTTCCAGATTCTACGTTTGGAGAATGGGCATTACCACACGTTAATGGGGCAGGGAAGAGTGTGGGTAAACCTGGTCCCGCACAGCGTCCTCTCGGCTGGGGTTACCAGCAGTATAAAGATCACTTTGAGGATTTAGAGAATGATGAGGACATATTTGAGCGAATTGTTGACCCGCGAATGGGAGCCGCAACGGTACGCGAGAAAGAAGGTGAGAGTAATATAATTAACACTATGGCGAATCTTGACTTTGTTATGCGACCCGCTCCAGGTGTGGAAGTGGAAGCGGGTATCGCAAAGATTAATGATGCATTATCGTGGGATGATACTGAGCCAATGACGGATAAGAATAAACCTAAGTTATTCGTATCAGATCGATGTGAGAATATGATTACTTGTATGCTTGAGTATAGCGGACAGAGTCGCGCCGAACACTTTAAGGACTACATTGATTGTCTTCGTTATTTATTGGTAAGTGGTGCTGATCACATCACGGACGGAAGCTTAGTTGCCACTGGTGGTGGTGGCTATTAATTTGACTTGTCAACTACAAATGGTTACAATCTGCTACGCCTATGCAGAGCGCCGCAGATCCCGAACTTTTGTTTGTTTCCAAGGAACCGGATATCGGTTATCTACAGGATACATACCGCAGAACCCAAAGTGACTTGGGTGAGTGGATAGATCGTAGACAGAAGGATTATGATACCCGTAATTGCTTATGGGCGGGTAAAAGCGACGATTATAAAAAGCATAGTCATTTAAGTTCCACGGGAGAAGTATTTCCATTTGAAGGCGCATCCGACCAAGAAGTTCGCCTGGTGGACGATACAATTAACTGCATGGTTGCCCAGGCATTGAATGCTTTGCGTAGAGCGCATATCGTGGCAACACCCGTTGAATCGGAAGATATGGAACGAGCAAACGTTCTGAGTATGTTTATCCGTTGGTTGGTAAATACTCGCATGGAAGAATTTTACGATCAAGTGGAGTTGGGACTTAATCACCTATACGAAAAAGGTATGATGGTGCATTACGTTTACTGGGACTCACAAGACCTTAAACAGCAACAATCCATCCGCTTGGATGAAATCGCTCAGGCACTTCCACAGATTGCACAGGCAATCCAAGACGGAAGTATGGATGAAGAATTATCCGCCGCACTCAAAGATCAATTCAAAGTATCCAAGGGTAAAGCGAAGGGTATGCTTCGCGAGCTACGCAAGGAAGGGGAGACTACAATACCAGTTACCCGCCGTGTTGTAAATCAACCAAGAGTTAAGGCATTAGCGCCAGATGAAGATGTTTTCTGGCCATCCTATACAAT